CTATCGGGCGCTCACTTAAACAAGAATAAGTATCTAGATAAAATTATTAAGGATAAATGTGATGAAGACTCTAAATTGGACTATAACGAAATCTGGTCAAGTATTATCGCCAATGATGGAAGCGTTCAACATCTTGAGTTTCTGGATGAATGGACAAGAGACATTTTCAAAACTTCAATGGAAATCGACCAGCGTTGGATTATTCAGCACGCCGCTGATCGTCAAGAATATATCGATCAAGCACAATCAATAAATCTATTCTTCAGGCCTGATGTGAATGTCAAGTATCTTCATGCGGCTCATTTTATGGCTTGGAAAATGGGCCTTAAAACACTTTATTATTGTCGTTCTGAAAAGATTGGTAAAGCGGATAAGGTTGCGAAGAAAATTGAAAGACAGGTAATTAAAGAAATTGATTTGAAGTCATTGGCAGAAGGTAATGAATGTTTAGCTTGCGAGGGATAAAATGAAAAGAGTAATAAGATTCACAGCATCATGGTGCCAACCATGTAAAGCATTGGCAAAAACGCTAGAAGAAATTGAAACCAAATTACCAATTGAAGTATATGACATTGATGAAAAGTCGGAATATGCTTCAGAGTTTGGCATTCGTAGTGTTCCAACTTTAATCATGCTCGAAGGAAATGATGAAATCAAAAGGATGATAGGATCAAAACCAAAACAAGAACTGGAGAAATGGTTAAATGACTAAAAAAATCGCAACATCAATCACAGAAGAAAGAAATTCGTTTCGCCCATTTCATTACCCATGGGCATATGAAGCATGGTTGAAACACGAACAAGCCCATTGGCTGCATAGTGAAGTGCCTATGCTTGAAGATGTGAAAGATTGGAAAAATAAACTAACGAAAGAAGAAAAACAATTCTTGACCCATATCTTCCGTTTCTTTACACAAGGTGACATTGATGTTGCTGGTGGTTATGTGAAGAATTATTTGCCGTATTTTCCACAACCTGAAGTCCGCATGATGTTATTGGGTTTTGGTGCTCGTGAGGCACTTCATGTTGCTGCATATTCACACTTGATTGAAACTCTTGGTTTGCCAGATACCATGTATAATCAGTTTCTTGAATATCAGGCGATGCGTGATAAACACGATTATGTTTTAGATATTGCAGGTCAGAATTCAACAAAACAAAATACTGCAAAACACATTGCTGTATTCTCTGCATTTACTGAGGGTATGCAATTATTCTCCAGTTTTATTATGTTATTGAATTTCCCACGCCATGGATTAATGAAAGGTATGGGACAAATAGTAACATGGTCTATTGTTGATGAAACAATGCATACAGAATCTATGTTGAAATTATTCAAAACATACATTCAAGAGAATAACGAAATCTGGAATGATGAATTAAAGAGTGAGATATATACAATTGCAGAAAGAATGGTCGAACTAGAAGGTAAGTTTATTGATTTAGCATTTGAAATGGGAGAGATGCGAAACTTAACTGCTGAAGATGTAAAAGGATATATTCGTTATATTGCTGATCGTAGACTTATTGGTTTGGGCATGAAGGGTATTTACAAAGCAAAGAAGAATCCTCTGCCTTGGGTTGAAGAAATGATTAATGCTCCAATTCATGGTAATTTCTTTGAGAATCGTGTTACTGATTATGCGAAGGGTGCATTGTCTGGTTCTTGGGAAGATGTTTGGGCTAAAGCCGCATAAGGAATTCATATGAAAAAATTTTTAATCGCACTTTTATTTTTACCTCTCATAGCATTCGCACAACAACAAAAGGCCGGTGTCACATACGATGTTATCCTTACTAGGGTCATCGATGGCGACACCGTTGCCTTTCAGGCTAACTGGTTGCCAGACCCTCTTAAGAAAGAGTTGTCAATCAGAGTTTTTGGAGTTGACACACCAGAAAAAGGATTCAGAGCAAAATGTCCTGCTGAAGACGCCCGTGGACAAGCCGCCACAGCATTCACTAAAGATGCGATTAATAAAGCCCAAAAACGACAGGTTGTACTTATGGACTGGGACAAGTATGGTGGTCGTGTATTGGGAGATGTTATTTTAGATGGTAAAAGTTTGAGAACTCTTTTAATTACAAATGGCTTTGCAAGAGAATACTACGGCGAGGCTAAAACTTCATGGTGTTGATATGACTAGGTTAAATCACGAATGTGAGAATTGTGGCTCACAGTTTACTATTACATATGATGAAGAACAATGCGAATCTGATCCAATATCATGTCCATTTTGTCAGGAATATTTGTTATTAGATTCAGATGAATTTACTGACGATGAATGAGTTGGCACTATAAAGGACAAGAATTCACCGAAGATATGATCGGTGATAGTTATGGTTTCGTTTACATCATAGTCAATCAAACGAACAATCGAAAGTATATCGGAAAGAAATTCTTTTCAAAGGCTGGATACAAAACAGTTAAAGGCAAGAAAAAGAAAGTCCGTAAGTCTTCCGATTGGCTCACATACTACGGCTCAAATAAAGAACTTCAAGATGATGTTAAATCTCTTGGAGTAGATAATTTTTATCGTGAAATACTTTACTTGTGCAGTAGCAGGTCTGAATGCTCCTATAGAGAAACTTCTGAGATATTCAAGCAAAGTGCCTTGTTATCAGAGAATTACTATAATTCTTGGGTCACATGTAAAATTCATAAGGCGCATGTGCTGGGCAAAGTTAATTGATTAGAGAAAAAAGACTATAAATTTATACTGCATTGCAACATAAAAAAACATATATATTAGTATAACCCCTAATGCGAGGATATATGCTAAAATTTTTCAAATCAATACTCGAAATTCTTGTTGAAATAAGAACCATCAGAGGCAAACATATTGCCGCAAATTATTTAAAAGGACGCTAAAATGACTTCTACTATCAAATCTACTACCGGTGTATTCTACGCCAATCAATTTGTTGATACTATTCAAAATGCTAAGAATCAATTCTTGGACACTTTTGTTTGGGACGAAAAAATTAAGGCTTCATTAAAACAATTTGTTGAAGCACAAAGAGAATACACAAAACAAGTTAATCGTTCAGTTGCTGAAGTTGCTGAATATAGTTTTGTTTCTGCAAAAAGCACATTCGAAAAAATCAAGACATTCGCTTGATTTTGTCCGTTAGAGGATTTACTACATATAGGTAGTAGTATTCTTTAACGGAGTTATTGAAGTTGCAAAAGAAACAAATTGTACAGTCGCAGAGTTTGCGATCACAGTATCTTAGAATGGAAATAAAAAATAATTCTCGTTCATGGGAACCAGTAAACAGAAATGGTTGGTGGATAAAGTTTTCCGTATATAAAGACACAAATATATTAATGATGTTTGTGTCAAGATATACTGGGCAAACTATTGTCCGTTATTTTAGTTCCGAAGATGATGCCTGTGAATTTATTAATTTTGTTATTTCTCACGACCCAAAAGAACATTTTGAATTAATATAAATTGCCCCTCTACATGAGGGGCTTTTTATTTGCCTGCATAGATAATGTGATGTGCTATGATAAGGTACAGAGGAAAAACATGATTCAAATTTTTGAACCTAAAATATATTCTGATTCTCGTGGATGGTTCTATGAGTCTTTCAACGATCAACAATTGCCAATTAAGTTTGTGCAAGATAATCATTCGTTTTCATATCGTAATGTTTTGCGTGGTCTCCACTATCAAATAGAAAAACCCCAAGGCAAACTCGTCCGTTGCATTCGCGGAAAAGTATTAGATGTTTCAGTCGATTTGAGAAAAGATTCTGAAACGTACGGCAAGGTGTTTTATGTTACACTATCAGACCTAAACCGAAGATCAGTTTATATTCCAGAAGGCTTTGCACATGGTTTTATTGTGCAGTCACAGGTTGCAGAATTTGTTTATAAAGTCACCGATTACTATTGTAAAGAAGGAGAGCGATGCATCGTTTGGAATGATAACACTTTAAATATTGATTGGGGCGTCACAAATCCTATACTGAGCGATAAAGATGCACAAGGTCTTACGTGGGACGAAGCACCCAAATTTTAAATGGCAAAAATAATAGAAACACATCCTTGGGTAGCAGTACATTCAATGGTGAATTTTGAAGAACATTCAATTCAAGGTAAAATGTTGACTGCACAATATATCATTGGTATGGCAGAGACATTACAATTTGATAACGAAGAATCATTTCGTCAACATGTAAAACAAATGCTTGCACGACAACTTGCAGAAAAAATCATTGAAGAAAAATTTGCTGAATTTACAATAGAAAAAGTTCATAGCACACAAAGTACAGTAGTGAGAGGGCGTTGCTTTCTCACGCCTGATTCGAATGTCAGAATTTTAAGAAAGGAAAAGAGGTATGAGTGATTTTCCAGTAAAAGAACTGCGTAGCAAAAGAATTCATAAAGAAAATACGCACATTAAAAAACAATTAAAAATTGCAAAAACTCATGGCATGACAAATGGCATGAATGATAAACTTGCAAAAGAAACTCATAGATTTGCAAAGCACCATGCAATGGACTGCGGCAATCCAGAATGCCCAATGTGCAGTAATCCAAGAAAACTATACAAAGAAGAAACCATACAAGAGAAATCATTCAAACAACGAAAGCTATACGATGAGGATTAAAGATTTAATTCAGAAACTTGAGGATTTGTATTACACCTATGATGATGAATACAAACATCACATGGGCGAACCTGAAATTATGGTAGATATCTTCAAAGAAACTGACACACCACATAAATTTGAATACGCAGGATTTTCTCCATTCATACATATTGATAAGAGTGCCGATGGTGTATATGATATCATCCGAGCATTCAATACAGAAGAAGATGCTGAACTATGGATAAAAAGTCACTCGAAAATTTAGTGTTGGCATTAATAGGCGATCCCGAACTTGCTGATATTTGGTGGTATTCACCAAATAAGGCGTTTGATATGCAACGCCCAATAGAAGTTGATACAAGAATTGTCCGAGAATATCTTTTGTTTCATTGTTATTATGATGGCGGCGGTTAATGAAAACACTTTTATTGGCTTTATCTCTTGTTCTAGCCACACAAACATATGCTCAAATCATCGAACTTAGAAAAGAAGTGTTGTGTGGATCAAACAAAACGATTGCGGCAACATTAGACAAGTATGACGAAAAATTATATTGGCAAAGTAGAGATAATGATAGCGGCAATAACATTTCATTATTTGTAAATGAAAAAACCTTGTCTTGGACACTTACCGAATCAAATAGAGAGATTGCATGTATTTTATCCACTGGTGAGGGTTTTCGAACAAAACCAGCAGATTTGCCAAAATCTACACCGAAATCATTTTTGTAGTCATTATTGCCTGCATAGATATTTGTAGGAGGTATAATATGGACAATGACGATTTTTTTAGTGAGCCATGGAAACTCACTTCACCAAACAAAAGAGAAACTGATGAATAAAAAACACAACTTTTGGGGTGATCCTGATGATGAACCATTGCCAGATTGGATGAATCCGGAAACATATCGCAACGGCGGCAAACCTAAACGATTTGGCAAAACACTAGAGCAGGCTATCAATGATGTATTGAAAAAGCCACCGATGATACAAGAGGGTATGCATATACCATTACAAAATGAAAATAGAAGCGAATGATGTATTGACAATGATCATGTTGTTGTGCTATAATCTGTTTCTGATTGTTGGTACAGTTTGGCTTATTGTTGAACTTGATTGGTCACCATGGTGGTTTTTGTTGACTGTTTTGTTATTGGCAGGTAGATATGATAAAAGTAGTAATAAATCGTGATTTTGGTGGTTTCGGCTTGTCTGATGAGGCTGAAGCACTTTACAAAGAACGCAAAGGTATCACCGATCCCGACTGGTGGTATCGTGATATTCCTCGGGATGATCCCATACTGATTCAAATCGTAGAAGAAATGGGCGAAAAGGCTGATGGTGATTATGCCGCATTGAAAGTTGTGGAAATACCTGATGATGTGAACTGGTATGTCGAAGAATATGATGGCTCAGAATGGGTAGCAGAGCGTCACCGTACTTGGCGTTGATATGAAATACAAAGAATTTGATGATTGGTTCGATGAGATCGAAAACTACTGCCTGCGTAGCGAAAGATTTCATGATGAGTTTGCCGAACTTGATTATATCAAACGGCAAAGAATGGTTGAGTGGCTACAAGCCGCATGGAAATGTGCAAGGGAAAAGGGAGATAAAAATGATTGATTGTATGGTGATTGGTGATAGTATTGCTGTTGGTGTT